CGGCCGCAGCCTCAACCTCATCCACTTCGCAGAAAAAAAAGTCACCCTAGCCGAAGGCCGCCGCCGCGCCAAAGCCGGCACCCAAAACCAGCTCCGCTACAACATCATCCGCGGCCAGGGCGGAAAAATGATCCCCGGCAGCTTCATCGGCAACAAAGGCCGCACCATCTTCATCCGCGAAGGCAAAGCCCGCCTCCCCATCAAACCGGTCCAAGTCATCGGTGTCGGCCAGATGTTCAACTTCCGGCCCATCCAACAGCGCGTCACACAAAAAATCAACACCGACTTCCAGGCCGAACTCACCCGCGCCATCGCCCGCATCACCGCCGGAAAAACCCCCTGAACCACCCGCCCCAGCCCGACCAAAACCCGCCCCAGCCGGGCCAAACCAGACCAAACCCAAACACCACCATGCCCACCGCAGACCCCCGCCAACACAGCCGCAACAACCCTGCCAACATCAGCATCGCCACCCTCATTGCCCAAGCCCGCGCCACCGCCCTATCATTTGCCATCACCTGCCCCGACGACCTCGCCGCCGCCCTGGTGCAACGCCTCATCAAACACGCCGGAGGCCAAAAAATCTACATCCCCACCCCGGCCCACAGCAAAGCCCAACAGCGCAACGCCAAAATCTGCGCCCAATTCACAGGCGCAAACACCGCCGACCTGGCCCGCCAATACAAAATAACCCCCAAACAAATCCGCAACATCCTGCGCCAGGACAGCCGAAATTTCACAATATAAAATCAAAAAATCACGCCGCATCAATCATCTTGCGCACCCATACCGCCCCACCCAGCCGCGCCACCTTATCCTTCTGCGCCTGGCTAACCACCACCCGCAGCACCGGGCTCTTACCCGCCCCCACGCCAGACACCGACTTACGCCCCTGCCCGTGCCCCGCGCCGCCAAAACCAGGCGGCAGCCCCTTTAACGTCTGTAAATTTTTCATCCAAAGATTTTATGCCATAAAAATAAATCAAAAATTTTCTCCACCCAGTGATTTTATGGCATATAATCTATGCATCAGCAGCAAACAAGCTGCCCGAAAGCCCTGACGCACTGCGGTGCAAAAAAGGGATTAGCAGCAAACGCTGCACCGCGCCTCGGGCTATCAGGGGCAAAAGGAAAAAAAATGAAACTCGTATCAAAAGAAATCGGACACGGTGTAACCACAGAGCGCTACATAACCACGGGAAAACGGGTGGTTATTTTGGTATCCACCGTAGACGGACACCCAGAAAAAGAATGTCACTACACAGTTCTGGACATGGAAGGGAACCGTAGCGGCATCTTTTACAACCGGGAAGCAGCCATGACACTTGCACAAAGCAAGGTGCTGTAAATGACCAGCATCAACCGAGGCCGCTACACCGTCACCATTGACGGCCCGTGGCGGCTGTACACAATCCAGCCCAAGGGCTGGGTGATGGTCGGCACTATCCAGCGCGGCCTAGAGATAGGCGCGCTTGGATTGTCGCCAGCGGGCGTTTATGCGCAAATCAACGCAGGCGCGGTAAAGATGCTAGACCAAAGCAAAGTTAAAGCCTGCTTTTAAAAACCAGCCCGCAACGGGCAAGCCCTGACGCACTACGGTGCAAAAAAGGGATTAAGGGATTTTCCCAAGACTGGAGCCGCGCAGTGCAGCGGTATGGAGCCTTGTATGTCACTGAAACAACAGTGGGCAATGCAAGCTGACTTGACCGCACTTAAAGGCGGTCAAGAGTGGGCAGCACGTCGCTGGGATAGCGACACGCTGGCCTTCTACAACCGCGCAGCATTTGCTGCATGGTTGGCAGCCCGCAGTTGACCCAACCGCCAGGCATGGCGCAAAACATTGCCGCCGGGCAACAGGGCGTGTACTGTGTCAAGGGATACCTAGACTGGCCTACCGCCAGGGAACAGCAGGAGATTGAAGATGTACCAAGTACAAATGCAATCTCACAGTGGCAGCCGGATATGTGCTGCCGTTGACGGTCATCCAAGCGACTGGGTGACACTCAACAACCCGCCCCCAGAGGCAGTTGTTGAAACCTTGCAAGCTGCACAAGAGCTTGCCGCACTGGTAGTAGCCAAAGGCTACGCAGTGCCGAAGGTTGTCAGCGCACTGTGAGACACCGCCAGGCATGGCGCAAAACATTGCCGCCCGACACCGGGGCGTGTACCGGGTAACAGCGTCCCAGCCGCTTTGCTGGTGTTTTTATGATTGGAATTGATATGACTACGAGATGGATTGGCCCGGATGATTCGCTGAGTCTGGGAGACAAAGGATTTTTGATTGAGTTTGAAAACACGAACACTGGTGGTGAGCGCTACGAACTGCGCGACACGCCAGCACACACCAACCAAAGCCACCAGCCGCGCCTGTATGGGTGGTGCGGCAGCTACAACAACTTGAGCACCAGCGCCTGCGGCATGGCGAAAGTCATCCGAGTGGCGAAAAACGGACGCTGTCTTGTGCAATTTTTGGAGGGCGATGAATTGCAGTCAGCTCTTGAAGAGCTTGGGTATCCAGACTTGACTGCCGACGACTAATAAAGTCCCACGAAAATTACCAGCCGCATCTAACCCATGCGGCTTTTTTACACCCGCACCCGCCACCGCCCCTCAAAATAGTGAAACAAAAGGGCAAACAATTTCCCATAATGCGAAATACAGTCGCGGCATATGGGAACCTACTCACGCGACACCACTGACCAGCTCACCGCCCGACGCGCTGCATTAGCCGACGCGCTGCACAAACGCCTCACCCAGCCCACCTCCGTCAACCACAACGGCAGCAGCGCCCACTACGCCCAAACCACAGACACCATCAAACGCGAAATTGCCGACATCGACCGCGAGCTAGACCGCCGCGACGGCACCCCGGCGCAAAACCGCCCCTTCTACGTCATCGGCTAAGGCCAGCACCCCATGGCCGACATCCTCAACAAAATCAAAACCATCGCTGGCCGCCTATTTGGCGCGCCAGAAACCAGCGCGCGCACCAGCGCCGCCAGCCTCAGCAGCCACGCCGCCGCCAGCTACGCCGACCCCAGCATGGCCCACTGGACCCCTGGGGCCTACAGCGCCGACGCTGACCTGCTACCCGACCTGCCCACCCTCACCGCCCGCAGCCGCGACCTCAGCCGCAACAACGGGCTCATGTCGGCCGCCATCCAAACCCTCTGCGACAACATCATCGGCAGCACCCAGCGCCTCAACGCCACCCCTGACTACCGCCTGCTCGACTGGACCCTCGACCAATCGCGCGACTGGAGCAACACCACCGAAGCCAAATTCCGCAGTTGGGCCGACAGCACCGCATGCGACGCCACCGACACCCAAACCCTGCTCGGCCTCAGCCACCAGGCCCTGCGCGGCTGCCTACTCAATGGCGACGCCATCGCGCTCCCGCTCTGGCTCCCCGAACCCGGCGCCGACTGGTCCACCCGCCTCATGCTCCTTGAGAGCGACCGCCTCTGCACCCCCACCCACCTGCAAAACACCGACAACATCCGTGGCGGCATCGAATACAACCCCCACGGACAACCCATTGCCTACCACATCCTGCGCCGCCACCCCGGCGACATCTTCATGTATGGCAGCCGCGCCACCCTCGAATGGGACCGCATCCCGGCCAAAAACAGCTTTGGCCGCCGCCAGGTCATCCACCTCCACGACAAAGAACGCACCGGACAAAGCCGTGGCAAACCCATCGCCACCGTCATCATGCGCGAACTCCGCATGGCCGGCGACTACGCCCACAACGAACTCAGCGCATCCGTCACCAACTCCATCGTTGCCGCGTTTTTAGAAACCGACCTTGACACCAACAGTGCCAGCGCCCTATTTGGCCAAGACCCCAGCACCACCTGGGCGCAAAACACCGAATACGCCAAAGCCAGCGGACTAACCACCAAAAAAATGAGCAGCGGCGGCATCGTCACCCTCCCCCCCGGCACCAAAATCAACACCATAGCCCCAGGCCGCCCCAACGCCAGCTTCGAGGCCTTCATGCTTGCCAGCCTGCGCAACATCGCCGCCGGCCTCAACATCCCCTACGAACTCCTGGTCAAAGACTTCAGCAAAACCAGCTATTCATCCGCCCGCGCATCCATGCTTGAAGCCTGGCGCTACTTCAACAACCGCCGCCGCTGGCTCACCGAAACCTGGCTCAAACCCGTCTACGAACTCTGGCTCGAAGAAGCCATCAACACCGGCCACATCCAGGCCCCCAACTACTACAGCCACAAATACGCCTACAGCCGCGCCCGCTTCATCTTTGGCGGCCGTGGCTGGGTTGACCCGGTCAAAGAAGCCCAAGCCGCCCTCATCCGCATCCAGGCCGGCCTCAGCACGATGGAAAAAGAATGCGCCGAACAGGGCGAAGACTACGAAGAAATCCTCGACCAACAAGCCATTGAAATGGCCATGAGAAAAGAACGCGGCCTCCCCGCCATCAACCCCCAGGCCATCACCGGGCAACAACAACAAAACCAGCCATACCCCAGCGAAGACAAAACCGACAAAACCGGCCCCGAGGCAGACGACGACCTTGAAGACCCCAAGGACAACGACCCGCAAGACTCACAAAACGACAGCCCGGACCAGTCCGTAGCCAAAGCCGAAACCAACCAAAACTGGCAACACGAAACCAAGCGGACATATCCACAGCCTTCGCAAGCGTCTGGTCTGGCACGCCCATACAGGACAAACAAATGAGCTTCCTATCCGCCCACCCCCACCTCGCCGCGCGCATCTTCAACGTCGCGCTCCTGGTACACCCGCAAAAGCTCGACGCCATCATTGCCGGCCTTGGCGCCCGACTGCTTGGGGCTCAAATCATCCCCAGCTTTGAGGCCAGCGCCACCCTGCCCCCTGAACTCTTCACCACCCGCAAAGGCCCCCGCGCTGACCGTGGCTACCAGGTGATCGACGGAGTCGCCGTCCTCAACATCAGCGGCGCGCTGGTCCACAAAACCCGTCTTGAAGCCGACAGCAGCACCCTGCTCGGCTACAACTCCATCGCCGCCGACCTGCAAGACGCCATCGACCAGCCTGACATCCACGCCATCCTCCAAGTGTGGGACAGCCCCGGTGGCGAAGCCCAGGGCGCATTCCAGTACGCCGACCTGGCCCGCTCCCTGCGCGGCAAAAAACCCTTCTACGCCATCGCCGACGGCATGGCCGCCAGCGCCGGCTACCTCGGCGCCAGCGCCGCCGACCAGCTCGCCATCACCAGCACCGGCTACGCGGGCAGCATCGGTGTCGTCATGCGCCACGTTGACATGAGCGCCGCCCTGATGGCCGAAGGCGTGCGCGTCAGCCACATCTACGCCGGATCCAAAAAAATCGACGGTAACAGCTTCGAGCCCCTCAGTGCCGCCGTCCGTGCCGACTTCCAGGCCGAAATTGACGGCCTCTACAGCACCTTCATCGCCGCCGTCGCCCAGGCCCGCAGCCTCAACCCCGAAGCCATCCGTGCCACCCAGGCCGCCACCTACCGAGGCCAACACGCCATTGATGCCGGCTTAGCTGACCGCCTCAGCACCGCCGACACCCTCATCTCAGAATTGGCCGCGACCCGCTCGCGCCTTTACCCGGTCGGGCAAATTGCCCGCGCATCAACCGCTGCAACAGGAGGCCTTATGACCCAAGCCAGCACCCCCACAGGCGGTCAATTGGCCGCCACCCTGCCACCCACTGCCAGCACCCCCGCACCCATGAAAACATTCACCCAAACCGAAGTCGAAGCCCTCGTAGCCACCGCCAGCGCCCATGCTGCCACCACTGAGCGCGTCCGCCTGGCCGCCATCCAGGCCCACCCCAACGCCAGCGCCCAGCCCGGCATCGTCAAACTCTGCATCGACACCGGCATGACCGCAGAGCAAGCCACCGCCCTACTCAGCGCCGCCACCACTGCCGCACCTGCTGCCGCTGCCAACCCCTTCGCCGCCGCCATGGCCGCCACCCCAAACCCAAAAGTCAGCGGCATCGAAGCCCCGGCCATTGACCCCGCGCTTGACCCCACCGCCCAAGCCAACGCCATGGCCGCCAGCATCCTCGGCAACTACCGCACCGCCGCGCAGCGCACCCCCGCCTAACCTGGCGCACCACCCGCCACCCACACCCTGAAAGCCCCGCACCATGAACACCCGCGCAAAATTTGCCACCGAAGGCACCTACTCCCCCGACAACCTCATCGCCGCCAACGCCGACCTGCTCGTTGGCCGCAAAGTCACCATCATCAGCGGCCAAAACCTGGTGCGCGGCAGCGTGCTGGGCAAAATCACCACCGGCGGCAAATACAACCTCAGCCTCTCCACCGCCACCGACGGCAGCCAAACCCCCGACCTCATCCTCGCTGAACCTGCCGATGCCAGCGCCGGAGACATCACCGCCCTGGCCTACGCCCGTGGCGACTTCATCAGCAACGCCCTCACCCTCGGTGCCAGCCACACCGTTGCCAGCATCACCGAAGGCCTGCGCGCCAAAGGCATCACCCTGCTGACAGCCATCGGCTAAACCCTGCCCGCCGCCACACCGCCCACCCAACCCCCCAAAAAAAAGCCTACCCCCATGGACATCTATACCCCCGCCGTCTTGAACCGTGTTGTCTCCGGCCTGCCGCAACCCACCCCCTTCATCCTCAACAGCTTCTTCCCCACGGTACAAACCGAAACCAGCGAAGAAATCCACTTTGACATCGACACCAGCCGCCGCCGCCTCAGCCCCTTCGTGGCCCCCATAGTCGCCGGCCAGATCGTGCTCGACAAAGGCTACAGCACCAAAACATTTGCCCCGGCCTACATCAAAGACAAACGCGTCTTTGACGCCAGCCACCCCTTCAAGCGCGCCATTGGCGAACAAATTGGCGGCTCCATGGAGCCCATGCAGCGCCTGCAAATCGCCCTCGCCAGCAGCATCGCCGACCAAATCGCCATGCTCACCCGCCGCCAGGAAGTCATGGCCATCGAAGCCCTGCGCACCGGCGCCATCACCATCAGCGGCGACAGCTACCCCAGCGCCTCAGTCAACTTTGGCCGCGACGCCGCCCTGACGGTCGCCCAACTCACCAGCACCGCCGCCTGGACCCACGCCGACGCCACCCCCCTTGACAACCTGCAAACCTGGTCGATGCTGGTCACTGAAAAATCCGGCAGCACCGCCACCACCATCGTCATGGACATCAACGCCTGGAAAGCCTTCAGCAAAAACGCGCAGGTGCTAAAACTCCTCGACCGCTTCCGTGGCCGCGACCAACTTAACCCCACCGTCACCGGCGAAGGCGCCCGCTACATGGGCAACACCGGCGACTTCGATATCTGGGTCTACGCCGGCTGGTACGAACACCCCGACACCGCCGCCGTCACCCCCTACCTGCCTGCCAACACCGTGCTGGTGCTGGGCCCCGACATCGAAGGCGTGCGCGCCTATGGTGCCATCCGTGACGAGGCCGCCGGCTACCAGGCCATGCCCTACTACGTCAAAAGCTGGGTTGACCAAGACCCGGCCGTGCGCTACCTCATGCTGCAAAGCGCCCCGCTCACCGTCCCCTACCGCGTCAACGCCAGCCTGGCCGCCACCGTCGCCTAACGCCCGCGCCACCGTAGCCCAAAGCCACCATGCCAGCCATCCCCCCGCCCATCTTTGCCCAAGCCATCGCCGACATGCACGCCGCCCTGGTGCCCATGCTGGCCAACGTGGTGGCCGTCATCGACGGGCAGTCTGTTCCGGCCATGTTTGCCAACGCCTACGCCAGCGCCGCCTTTGACCAAATCGCCCTTGATGCCAGCCGCCCCACACTCACCGTGCTAACTGCCAACACCCCGGCCAACCCGGCAGGCACTGACGTCACCGTCAACGCCGTTGACTACATCGTGCGCAGCGCCGAACCCGACGGACTCGGCCCCACCGGCCTCACCCGCCTGGTGCTGGAACAACTCTACGCCACCGAGCCCGCTTAAACCATGGCCACCTCCATCCGCGAGCAAATCCTTCAAGCCATCGGCAACACCCTGGCCGCAGTAGCCAGCGCCCACGCTGCCACCTACCTGCGCAGCCCCACCGCGCCACTCACGCCAGAGCAAACCCCCGCCCTGCTACTGCTGCCAGAAAGCGACACGATCGAAAACCGGACCGAGGAACGCGTGCAACGCAAGCTCACCATCAGCATCGTAGCCGTTGCCCGCCAGGCCGGCACCACTGGCCAGCCGGCAGACCAAGCTGCCGACACCCTGCTGGTAGCAGCTCACGCGGCCCTGTTCCCCAAGCCCCCGTTCTCAACCCTATGGTCACGCATCGACCCCGCAGACACTGACTGGCACTCTGAGTCAATGAACGTCAGCGCAAGCTGGCAGCCCGCCAGGTATGTCATCACCTACCTGACAAAACGCCACGACATCGCCACCAAAGGCTAAACCCAAAACCCCCCCCTGAAAGCCCATCATGACCGACACCGTCTATTACCCCTACCTTGGCTCTGGCAAACTCTACGCCCGCATTGCAGGCGCTATAGCGGCCGGCCTGCTCTACCTTGGCAACGCCAGCAAGCTCGACATTTCCGTCAAAGAAGACAAGCAAAAACTCAAAGACTACACCAAGCCCGGCGGCGGCACCTATGCCAGCGTCAGCCGCATCAGCGAAGCCACCCTGGGCATGACCCTCAACGACCTCAACAAAACCAACGTCGCCCGCGCCGTCTTTGGCACCGAAACATCGGCTGCAGGCGCCACCGTGACAGATGAGGCCGTCACCGC